ATTACATTCGCTAAATCTTCTCTATTGTCGTTAGCATCAAAAGTTTCATACGCATTAGTTGTAAATGCCATTTTTGATTACCTCTAAATAAATAATTAATAGACTATAAAAGATTTTTAATTAGGTTTTGTGCATCTTCCACTCTGCCTGTCTTTTTAAGTCTGTTCCTAAGTTGCGCTCTTTTTTCTGAACTTACTTCATCTGCCGTTTGTTTAGTGCCAGGCTTGGTTACTTTAGGTACATTTTTGACCTTCTTGCTTTTAATTTTAGCATTAACCAATTCCTCGTACTTCATAGCATTGTTTAAAGCCTTTACACTTCTAGCATCAACTAGTTGCGAAAGTTCTTGTTCCGTAAAACCTATAGTCATTGCGTAATTTTTAATTTTCGTTTTGATTTTAGGTCCTTCTACTGGATGATCCCAATTAGGAATATCT